TACACCACTTATTAGCTCACCATCTTGTATTTCTCTTTGAACAGGGTTATCCATAAGTATGGCATCACCTTGTGCAGCGTCTAGATTAGATACAGATGATGTAGTTTGTTCTGCAGCTTTTATCTTTAATCTAGGGTCATTTGGGTCTGATTGTGCACCAAGTGTCATAGCTGAAACAGTCTGTGGTGTAATATTTGTTTTTAAACTTTGATTTTTAACTATACTATTAGGTGCAAAGGTTGGAAATACAAACACACCATCAGATTCATATCCTATTTGGTCACTTTTTTTATCTTCAAAATCATCAATCTTTTTTCTCTGTGCATTCTTATCATAACAAACTATTCTACCTTGATTATCTTCTTCGAGTCTAACATCTAAATCCATGATTGGTATTAATTCACGTTGTATTATACCAAATAAATTTTTGAATCCATTTATCAAGTCATTTATTTCTGTAAAAGCCTCTTGTATTATTGAATAATGTAAACATATGTTTCTAATGTATCCACGATTATCTGGTAACAATGGTTGGTTACCACCACCTTGTATGTTTTCAAACCTATCGTTTATTTGTTTTTCCAATTCAATCCATCCATTCAGCTTTCTAACAGCATCTCTATTTTGTTCGAACTCCTCGGCAGACTCTATCTCACCTCTTGTCAATAAATCATTAACAGTTGGTGCCTGAAATCTGCCAGGTAATATAACAGAATCTGCAGAAAATGTAAGTAGATATTTACTTGATAAAAACTGAGTGGATACTAACTGACTCTCTATATCAGAAATAACAGAACGTTCTACACTTCTTATTTGTGATAATAGTTCCCCATCTTTTCCTATCTTACTAAAAAACTTATTTATGATATTATCTTCCATCCATCCCCACGTGACATATGGGCCTACCTCTGTCCAATTTTTATTACCACTACTACCTTGAGGATTACCTAATATTGCTCTACCATCAGCAGGATGCCAATAAAAGTTTTTAAACTTCTCTTTTCCAGATACAAACATATACTTTAATTGTTCATCGAGGTTTTTAATAAAAACGTTAAAATTATAATTCGACTTTTTTAGTATATCTCTAATATTACTTTTTTCACTAAATTGTTTAGCCTTTTCATCATCATTAGGAATCTTAATTTGTATCGGAAATTCTGGTGCATCAGGAACTTTCTCATTTAGAATATCAGAACCCATTGCTATCACGTCCGTTGTACAATTAAAAGAACCATCATTTTGTAAGTCCCAATTGAAATTTTTTATTTTACCAATTACCGCGTCATAGTCACCCTTGTTCTTAACAATCCTATCCCTTAATGAAGCAAATGCATCATTTAAATTATTTGCATTTATTGTATCTAAATCAAATTGACTAACAGAACGAGACCATCCCCATTCTACAAGACATATACGGCCAGGTGTTAAAAAGAACTTAGTCAACTCATCTATCTGGTCTATCGACCAACATTTCCACTCTACAGATGCTTCTCTCATGAAAAAAGTTTTATATTGTGCAGTACAACTCGTTATACCAGGACCTGGTACAAGTCTCAATTCACTATCAAAATTATATAATTTTTTAGGGTCTTTTGGTGAATTTAATTCTGAGTTAATTCCAGCTGGTATCGTTGTTGTGTCACCAGATATATCAGTAGAACTTAATGTTCTAAATTGAGTTTCACTACCATCGTTAAATATTGCTGACATTCTTAAGAAAGTAGAACGTGATAACATCTCCGTAACAGCATCACCAGAAGTTGGGTCATTTGCCTGTGGATTAGTGGCTTGGTCATATGGTTTTTGTCTCATCAAAGCATCTTGCTTTTGAATCAACCTTTCCTGTATTTCCTTTGGTATTGGTTCAAACTGAAATGGCATTATAACTACCTATTAACTTTTTCTAAATCTTGTATAATTTGTGTTAGGTTACCTGGTATCCTTAGTTTAGTATCAGGAGCTATTGTTGGTTTTCCTGTCCTTATTTCATTAGCCCTAGCAATAATCCACCACAAAGAAGAATCTTGATAAAATTTAGCAGCCAATGCATCTAATCTATCCCCATATTTAGTAACAATAAATATATCACTATCACTAATGGGTATGTTTGGATAATAAGTAGACTTATAGTAAAGTGATTTAGTCTTTTTATCCGATTCGATTTTTGTAAATTTATATCTTTCCATTTTAACCCTCTGTGGTTGTAGCTGTTGTATCTGTAGGTTCTGTAGTTACCACATTCTTTGTCGGTGCATCTGGTGTAGTAATACCAACTTGGTCTTTCCAAACAACATCCAAACCATGTCTTGGTGGTCTATCATGTACAACAGGATCGTAGGTTCCAAATACACCAAACGTTTGTGTACCATCAGCACCTATAGAAAATCCACTATCTTGTAACCAATTTAACTCATAATGTTTTGAGGTTGTTGATGGTACATAATTACCAATGTAAACAAACTCTGCTGATGCCTGTATAAATTTTGGTAACTGAAAACCATCATCAGTTTCCCAAGTAGATGTTTCGTCAGCCGTTAAAGTTAAAGAACTTAAATATCCAGGTGTATTTCTAAACATATTACCCATTGTCATTTCTATATATGGTGCAATCTGTCTGAAACCATTCGTGAATCCACCACGTCTAATCGTAGGATATGTTAACCCAACGAGAAAATTTAACTTGTCCCATAATGTTATTAATTCTTGTTTTGTCTTAGGATAAACTTTGAAGTCAAATGATATATTTCTATCAGTTCCCATATACGTATGAACTTTATCAGGTCGTCCTAAATATCTTTCTGCATTCCACTCAGGTGACATTGTATCTGTAATTGTTCCCAATATAGCTCTAAAAGATATAAACTTTTTATTAATAACGTCTTTGAATCTAAAGTCTACTAAATCTTTACTAAATTCTGGTTCAGAAGTATCACCATATGGATGTAAATTTATTTGGTCTGCAGAATTATTTGTATTTATGTCCTGATATAATCCTAATTTTGCATCTAATTTTGGTGTAACAACTGAACCTTGATTACCAATGTCTCTTACTTTTTCATAACCAGGTTCTCTAACCCTATCGAGAAAATCAGCCTTATCACCAGCAGCTTTTATACTTGGTGTGAGTGGATTTGATTCCCTTGATAATAATTCCGATGGACTTTGTAATGTCTCTTCATAAGAAAATTCGTCTCTTCTCATACCATAAGATAATGTGGTATATTTATCAATTAATGCACTATTGTTATTCTTGTTAATAACCTCACCAGTCATGTGTCTGTTACTTTGTACATCCCTACTTCTAAATGCACCCACTTGTCCTTTACCGCCAGGTGTCAAGAAAGCTAACATAGATGGTGTGGTAAATACCGTATTTATAGCACCAGTTAAAGCTGCACCATCACTCTGACCTAATTCATATCCAGCAAAACCTGGTATTCCAACTTCGTCTGTAGTTCCAACGTATTGTGTCATGTACCATTGTGTCAATTTAGACAATCTACTTGTCTTTGAAAGTATATTAAAATTAAGTCCTAATGGGTCACTTATTGAACTATCATCACGATAATCTTTTGCATCTGTATATTTTATTCCTGTTGTTTTACCTATATTTACTCCAGCAACTTGTTTACTAAGTGGATTCTGTGGTAGTTCTAAATGTCTATCTATATGTAAAAGTGGAACAGAAGAACCAAGACTCAATGGATTATAAGTCCTTGTTTCTGGTCTTGCATTTAGTAAATTTAATCCCACTTGTTTTGCTACAGATAAAACACCTTTTGGTGATAATATAAATTTACCTAATCTTATAGTGTCTTTTAAAGTTCTTGCAACTTGAGTAACAATTCCACCACGTACTAATTCAATTGTAAGACCTTTGTGTGAAAAATTAATACCATTTATTTTATCCTTAATATACGGCATATCAAAACCAAATATTGCACTACCATCAACTGGTGCACCAAACTCACCAAAATCTCCATGTCTACCGAATGACAATGAAGTTGATTTTACCTTTGTTGTTCTAAATTTATATTGTTCATCTATCTCATCACCTCTTGAACCCAACCCTCCAGGTCTTCTTTCCAACTCATCGGTATCAGTTTGGTTTGTGTAGGTTCCAAATTGTGCTTGAGCACTGGCATTAGAATAATGAGAATTACCTTTTTCCCATATTTGATTTATAGTGGCTTTATTCTGATTATATCCTAAAGTCAATGGAACTTGACCACTATCACCAAAGGAATCTAATTGACTTTGATATATTTCATCTTTACCAAGTAAGGATGAATTAAATTTAACCGTATCACCATATTTGTTTCCACCATTAAATCCTGCATTACCAAACTTTGGTGAACTTGAACCACCCAATTGGTTCTCAATTGTAAAATTATTCGTTGTAATCCAACCTGAGTAATTACCAGGACCTGTACTATTATTTGGTCTTGGTGTATTGTAAGAAATCATGGAAGATATACCACTATATGATTGTCCGAAAATATCTGTAAATGTCAAGTCACCCGTAAATGATGTATCTACATCCCCAAACCTCGAATCCTTTGTTATTGGTGTTAGGACTCCATGAGTTATTGGAAGAGATGGAACTAAATTAGTGGTCGTGGTATAAGATGAGTCTCTACCTATAAAACTATAATTACTTGGTAAATTATATTGTTTTTTGACTTGATATGGTGCAGTAGATTGGAATTCAATTGAACCAAAGTTTGGTGAATCATGAACTATTCTTAATAATGATGAATCACCCCTTGTAAAACTTTTAAATTCAGGAGTTGTTGGTTCTGTAGAATTAGGTATGTACATATTACCACGATTAAATCCACTTTCTATTTCAGTTTGAAAATTATCAGCAGAAAATTGACTTGAATAATTAATCAAAGGTGTGGTGAAAAAATCACTACCATGTGCACCTAATGATATCGGTGTATTATTAAAATTCTTATGTTCTACTTGAGGGCCTGTTGCCGTTATTTGTGGTAATTCATATGGTATAGCACTTATATGAACATCTGTATTAAAGTTTGGTGAATCTTTTTGATATCTTGAAAGTATTGCACTACCCCTTGTAAAATCTTTAAACGTAGGTATTGATGGTTCAGTTGCATTTGGTATGTACATATTACCACGATTAAATCCACTTATATGAAATGAAGTATTGTAACTTGAGTGTAATTTTTCTGTAGTAGATTGTGTGTACACCTCACCAAGTTCTGTATTGAATTGTGAACCTATACGTTCATCATACCTATCCGTATTTATTTCAAATGCAGGAAAACCACCATACGGACTTGTACTAAATACTTGGTCAATGTTATGTCTTAAGGTTGGTAATGTCAAATCACTACCATTTACAAGTAAAGAATTTGTTTGATTTATTGTAAATCCTTCAGGTAATGTTCCTGGCCCCCAATTTCCAGATACTCCACTTAGAAAATTTACACCTGCTGGTGTTTGACCATCAAAAGTTAAATTAAGACCTTTGTTATTTGGATAGGTATAACTTAAACCATTTACTCCAACAAATTGACTATTATCTTTATTATCAAAATTCTTAGTGAATCCTTGTGCATCAACATTTGGGATAAAATCAACTGCACCATCAACCTTGTCATAATCTGTATATTTAAAGTTCGATAAATCTTTTGTTAAATCAACCAATGCCATATTAATCCACCAATCCTTGTATAGAACTATCTACTTTTTTCATGTTTTTATTTAACTCTTGTAATTGAAATAACATTTCAGCATCATTTACTCTTGTATTATCAGATTCAGTTGTTTGTAGTTGAATCAAATCGTCTATGTTATTTACAGGTGGTTGTGAGTTTGATTGAATAGCTGCCTGTTCTTTGGCTATAGATACATCCCTTGCAACATTTATTGCATCAATTGCAAGAGATGCTGCCGTACCCTTACCAGGTATAGTTGATGCAGCACCACTCAATAATTCAAGTCCAGCTCCTTTAAAATCACCACCCATAGCTCTGTCAATTGCAAAACCTACTCCCAACACAGCACCAATTAATGGTATTTTGGATAATACCCTTTTACCGAGACTTCTCTTTACTACTTGTTCAGTAATTTCTTCAGTAGCCTCTTTTTTTACTGTATTCTTGAGAGCCTGTTCAGCAACTTCTTTGGATACCTCTTTAGTTGCCATTTTAGCTCCACCCTCGACTACCTTTTTACCAGCTATTTTCGAAAATGCTTTACTTGCCCCTTTTCCAACTACAAGAAGAGCTGCAGTTGTAGCTGCAGTACCAATCATATTACCTAAATCACTTCGTAAGAAAGCTCCTAACTTTAATAAAGTACCACCAGCTAAATCATCACCTTTCAATACTTCTGAAAGGTCAAGGGTTTGGGTTGCAATAGCATCCACAAGTTTTTCTGTTTGTCTTGTAAAGTTTTCTGTCTCTTCGGTTTGACCTGGCATCTTACCACTAGCATCCGCTACTTGTCTACCACCAACCAATCTACTTAATTCACCTACATCGACACCAATCGATTCTGCCAATGCTCTTTTTGCAAATACATTCAGTTTTTCAAACTCTGCTCTACCACCAAGCTGTTTAACAACTGATTGAGTTGCACCCTCTATATCACCAGTAAATGCTAACTCACGTGCCTTATTGAAGTTTAATTGTCTACCAATTAATAATGAGGCCTCTAATTCTTTTTCTATGGATGACTGAAAATCTAATAAACTATTTGATATCTTTGCAGTGGTACTTAGGGATACTCCTAATCTTCTTGCCTGTATTGCTGCACCTGCCAAGTTAGCACCACCATCTTTTGAAAACTCTGCAAACTCTGCCGTTGCATCAGCCAAATCTTTCATGACCATTGCTGGTGCAACATTATTTAGTTCTGCTAACGTACCGACTGCCGTAACAACGTTTTGTGCAGTTTCTAATGAAGTACCACCTACAAGAGCAAACTCATTTACTAACTTAGCTGCCTCGTCATTTGCAATCCCAAACCTACCAGCAATAGCGGTTATATTGACTGCTGAGGCTGCTAGGTTTTCTGGTATAAAACCCAAGTCATCTACTAAAGCAACACCTATTTGTTGTACGTCTTCTATACCTTTTCCAAATAGTTTTAAATCTACGCCAGACTCCTTAAGTGACTTACCAATAGATTTCATACTACCAACAATCTTATCTGCACTACCAAAACTAACACCAAGTGCATCTCTTGTCTCAACAAATGGTGTTAATAATTTTGAAACCGTATCTACCAATTGTTTAGCAATTACTAAAGCAACACCTAATTTTGCACTAAATCCTACCGCTCCAGAACCCAAGACTTTGAACTTAGCAATCATTTCTTGAACACCTTTATTCATTTGGTCGATGGTGTCTTCACCCTCTTTCATTGCATCCACCGCATCTTGTCCTAAATCTGCTTTTGCTTTTTCAAATCTAACAGCATCTTTAAGAGTACCAACATATTGTTTTGCAAATTTAGAATTTACTCTTTGAGCCTCTACGAGTTTTTCTTCTAAATCTAATATTTGTGATGATGTTAATATTTCATCTCGACCTGTTTGTAATAATTGTTCAGCAATATCAAGTTGTGCTAACTTACCTCTTGTTTCATTGGATACTGATTTTGTTCTACCAGCCGCTCGTTTAGCCTGTGCAGTTTCTGTGTCAACAATTAACTTTCTTATAGCTAAACCATCACCTAATATCTTGGTCTCAGATGCAGCACCTTTTGCCAAGTCTTCAATAGTACCGAACCGTTCCCTTGCGTTCTTTGTCATCTCCTTTTCGACTTCGAGAATGGAACGTGCTGATTTTATATTTTCTTTAAGGTAATCTAATTGTTTTTGGTCGAATTGAGCATTCTGACGTTTAAGTTTTGCAATCTCATCAAATTGTTGTTTTATTTTTGTTGCAAATTCTACATCTTTCGCTGAATAAGTACCATCCGCCTTTTTAGAAAATCCTTTAGGTTCTCTCGCCATTGGCTAAGCTCCGAGTTGTACTTTATTAAGGTAATGTTTTCATTATTCTGTCATACTCTGCGTCTGACATATTAGAACGAGTGGTCTTCTCAAGTTTATCGTAGGATTTAATGAAGTCTGCTAATGCATCTTTTACTTTTGGATTCTGTTTGATTTGTTTAACACTTTGAGAAAAGCGTTTTCTATTAGCCTTCTTTAAAGAGTTGGTTACTTTTTGTAAAAGTTTTTCTGCAAAGCCTTCATTTAACATTGAGATTCTCCATAGTTTTACTCATTAATAAATATAAAGTAACCTACTTTCTCGTGATGCCAGGACGGCTCACTTGTGATGTTTTAGAACTTTTTTTACGGGCATCTTCGTATTGTTTTCTTTCTTCTTCATAAGCAGATGACATTTTCTGAATATAAAACTTACGTAGATATATGGGCATATTATATATCTCTGTAAAATTAAATCCACCCTTTCCGTAAAATATTAGGGTGAAAATCTGGTCATGAATGTAGGGTCTATCAGTTGCCCGAAGGCCAAAAGAACTCAGTAGTTATTGGGACAGAAACATCAATAGTATTACCCTCATCGGTTAAATACTCATACACTAAGTTAACATCAGGTGTGATACTTTGAGTGTATTTTCTAAAAGCCTTACTATCGAGGCTAAGAAATTCGTTATCAACAAATTTATTTATTGTCCCTCTCTTAGTATCTCCATCTACTGATAATATCATCTTTTTTAAACGTGTAGTTGTTTCTGGCAAAATACCAGTATCTTTGGATATTTTTGCTAACCCAGCTAACTCCGAGTCAATTTCCCTTTCGTCTGCTTGTGTTAGTAGTTTGAACGTTAATGTACGTTTTGAGTTTGGTAATTCAAATTCAAACTCGTTACCATCCTTATATTGTTTACTATCTATTTTCTTATCCCCAAGTTTAGTCAAGTCTACAACGACAGGATTCTCTTCTCCACTATCTGGATCCAGTACCGTTACGTTATAATCTTTCCCATATCCGAGAATACGAGTTGCAATCATAATTGCATTTTTGTCTCCAACCAATAAATCATCAATCTTGACTCCCTCTGTAACAATAACAGATTCAAGTAATTTATCAATCACCGTTCCCTTTTTAATAAGGTTAGGTGATGTCAAAATATCTTCTTCTTTGGCAGTCATATATTTGATATCTACTTTTCCACTTGATAGAGGACTATCTTTTGGATAAAGTAACCCTTTGGATGGCAGACTAACTTCCTCTGTAGGAAATTGGTATTCAGCCATGTTTAACTCCTATTGTTTATAACTGATTAATAGAACTATTTTTTTCCAAACTTCTCTGCTGCAGTAACACCCAATCCAACGACTGAAATGTACATGAAACAATCTAAGATTTTGTCTTTTACCTCAAATGCAGTAAAGGTGTCTGCACCCCAACTACAAATCAACATAAAAAATGCGGCAAAACCGACAAATCTCTTACTTGATACTTTCGCATCACTTGAAAGCATTTCTCTCAAAAAACTCATAATTACTCCGTCTTTTAATTAGAATTGTAATATTGCGTAATCGTATTGTATTGTCAAAGTAATGTCAGCTGGGTCTGTTGCATTAGCCCAATCTAAGTCATTGAAATTAGCGTTCTGTATATAAGAACCTTTCAATGTCCATTCTTCAACTTTATCACCTACTGGCCCCAATACGTTAAAAGTAATGTCCTTTTTATAAAAATCTGAATATCCGTCTCTACCAGTAACAGACTCATGTGATAGTCTTACCCATTCCATAACTGCCTGAGCACCACTTGGAACAACAGGATCGTATAGAGAAATCTCAATAGGTTCCCATGCACCTTTACCTTTAATATATCTCTTTATATTAATATGGTCTAATTCAATGGTTTCAAAATTAATAGTAGGCCTTGTAGCAGTTTTAATTAGATATGCTGGTATCCCCTCGATATACATGATGTACCGATTCTTAGTTTTCGGTTCAAACGGTGTGAACATTATTTCTGACGGGTCGAGTAAATCAGGCATTTTGTTTCTCCAAATAAAGTTTATTCAATTCATATATAAATATCAATTTTCCAAAAAAATAATCAAAATCGTAATTTAGTTTTTGTTGAAGTTTTATTGAAGTTTTTAATATAATGAAAAACCCCACCGAAGTGGGGCCTTTCTTATAAGTCAGCGTTTTATAAGTTAAACTTATTCAGGAAATGCTGCTCCTGTTGGTAAGACTACGAAGTCCAACACAATGAACTCAGCGGTTCTTGTAGGTTGGATAAATATCTGACCAACTAACTGATTCCTATCAACAACATCTGGTGTGTTGTTAGAGTCATCCATTACTACCTTGAATGCACTCAGACCACTATTAGCCTGAACACTTTCTAAGAATGGATTAACAATGTTAAGGAATCTATTCCTTGTAGCTGCTGTATTCTGTTCAAATACCAAGTATCTTGAAGATGAAGCAATGAACTTCTTAAGATTAATTAATAATCTACGTACATTGATTCTATCAAGAGCTGATGGTTTGGACTGAAGTGTTTTTTGTCCGAAGACAACCACACCTTGAGCTGGGAATGAAGCTATTGGATTAACTCTACCCTCATACAAGTCATCTCTTTCACTATGAGTTAATCTTGTTTGAGCCATCGTTACACCAAGTTCTGTCAATAGACCTCGATTTAAACCAGCTGGTGCAAACCACTCAGCTGCCACACTATCATTGTTGGCTAAGACACCAGGAATTACCACATCAGGTGGTACGAAAAGTGATTTTTTCGCTCCTGTTAACTTAACCCACGGATAGTAGACTGCCGCATAGTTTGTATCCAAACTCTTAATATCAAGTACTGCATTATCTACAGTTCTTGCTACTCTTGAACCATTGGTGATGTAAAAACAATCACCTCTTGCCTCTACTTTGGAAATAGCATGATTTCCTACTTGTGGATGATATTCATAAATAATACCAGGTGTGACCACTAAGTTGACATCAAACTCATCAGGATTACTAATAGCATTTATAGCTCTTTTGTAAGCTACTGAACCACTAGCAGTGTTCGTAGAACAATCAAATCCTTGTTGGTTTGTTGCTGATATGTCACTACCAAGTTTTTTTGGTACTGCTGGATTATCTCCATCAAATCCACCTTGTAATGGTACATTAAATTTTCTTTGTTGAATATGTGAATTAGTCAAAGAAATTAATGTTGAACCATTTGCAAAAGTAGCACCTAATGAGGATGCATCTGCATGTCCAAAGAAATCACCTAACGACATAGTCACGTTATTACCACTTCCACCTCCTGTTGGAATTGGTGCTAAGTATTCTTTACTATCATCGTGTGAAAAGTCAAATCCATATGCTTTACCAGAATCAAACTCATTCCTTGAGTCTAACTGACCAGATTTAAATGAAGCAGTAGGTACATTAGCAACGTTAGCGTTAGGTAATGATACTTTTCCAAATCCAAAAGGAACTAACTCAGGTGATAACGAACGTTCAAGTATTCCGTTGTTAATGTTTGAGATATATATGTTCTTTGATTTATTTGGATAATCTCCATTTACAGTCAATTTACCATTGGAATCGATTGTAATATCTTGGTCACCAATTTCTTTTACAAAGTAATTTGGTGCATCAGAATCAAGACTCAAGTTATTAAATCCTTCAATAAGGTCACCATCATTGTTTTGGCCTGGATTGTTTACCAAAACATTCAAAGAGAACGTTCCGTAATCACTACCAGGTACATCAGCTGCTGGTTTAATATTAGAGATTTGAATCTTGAAGTCATCGTTTACATTCGTTCCATGTGAACGTGTTTTGACTTTAAATAAATTAGCTGTTCCACCACTAATCTTCTGTGAAGTGATGAAAGGTGTTGCAGCCTGTGCATAGTCTTGTGAAAAGTTGTCCTCTCCTGTAGATGCGAATGAACCTGAACCATCAAGTAAATCAGTATCTCTCATGGTTCTAGCATAACTCTTGTATAAGTATACTGGAGTACCAGCACCATTAGCAAGAGTCTGTGCTTGAGCATTATTAACAGAGCCAAATACATCTTCAATGAAGTTTGAACTACCTGAATCAAATGAGAAATTAATCACTTGAGCACCATGTGTGGATGAAGTTATTTCCAAGTTAGTATTAGACCAAGTATTGTCTCCAGCATTACTACCAGATAAACTTGCACTACCTTGTAAAGTTTGAGTTCCCTCTACTCCACCACGTGATGGTTTTAATATTGCTAATGTGTATTGATTTCCATTTGAACCTGAGACACCAAGAGCTATATAGTCATTGGTGTATCCACCTATTCCAAGAACACGCACAACAGTTACAGCACCAGCACCTCCTTGGAAGTACTTTTGTATTGTTAAAGGTGTATAAAATTTATCGTCTGGTTCACCAAATTCGGTTGTGAATTCGTCAAAAGAATTAAGTAGTGTTGGTACAAAAGCAGGCCCTTTTGATGTTGGCCCGATTATTGCTGCACCAATGGCTCCTACACCGACTGGTAAAAACGATAAGTCTCTTTCACGAGTAAATACACCTGGCGATACGATACGTTCTGCCATGTTATTTTCTCCTTTAAGGGTTTATTATGTGAGAAGTGTTTTTAAGTTGAATATAAATATCAAATAAAAATCCCAAAATTCATTTTTGGAAGTTTTTTATTTAAGATGTGGGTGTAAATATACCAGTATTTGGGTCTAAATTACCAGGCCCGTATTTGTCAATATATTTTTGTACCAAATCTCTTTCTTTTTTCTGTAATCCCTCATATTCAGTCTGTAGTTCTTGTTCTCTTGTATCGAGAGCATCTACTTGCTGTTCCAAAAGAATCTTTTGTACTTTTATTTGTCCAAATTCAAGTTGTTTTTGCTGGTAGTTACTTTGTAATTCTTGTAACTCATCCATTTCACCGTCATCGAATTTGATTTCTTTGACATCTGCCATGTTATTAACTCCTTATTATTATAACTTTTAAATAAATATAAAACTATTTTTTCAAACAATCACAATTTTCTTCTATGTGTTTGACTTTTTCTTTTAATTCTTTTATACCCTCAATCAATAGTGGTATAATCTTATCATACTGAACACCTTTGTATCCACTACCTCTGTCCTTTACTGCCTCAGGTAAAACTTCTTCTATCTCTTGTGCAAGAACTCCAACATCGTGTCCATGATATATTTGTTGTTTATCATTCCAATCAAACGTGTATCCACCAATCTTTCCTAATTTATCCAAAGGAAATTTTATTGGTTCTACATTGTCTTTTAACCTTTTATCAGAAGAATTAAATGCTATGATATCACCACTTGCTCTAATCGTAGAACCACTTATATCACTATTAAAAAGTGCACTCCCCGCTTCAGACATATCTAAGAGAAGAGCATCTATGGTTGAACCAGCATCTTGTCCTCTAAGTATTATATCTTGATTATTTGCTTCTGATTTAATAATAAAATCTGAAGAATCTCTTTTAAATCTACCAAATGCAGTTCCACCATCTTTTAATATAATATCAGTTCCATCAACATCTATATTTAAATCTCCACCGATATCTAAAGTTAAATCACCACTATCTGAAATCGTAGAACCATTTAAAGTAATATCATCTACTGTTAATGATGTAAGTGTACCTAATGAAGTAACGTTCTCTTGAGCAGCAGTTTCTAAAGTTCCTTTTAATGTTGTTGCTTCTATTTTACCAAACGAACCAGTTGAGGATGCTGAACCACTTACTTTTGTAGAGGAAATAGTTAGGTATCTTACTGAAGAAGCATTGTTAAAGTTAAATTCATCTGAACTTCCGTCATATGAAAGGTTGAACGGAGAAGAATTATCCGCAAGTGTTATACTAACACCAGCATCACCTGATTCAAATCTTGCTACTCCATTTATATAAGTAGTTTTTACATGAAGTCCTTGATTAAGGGCGGGACTTGAAGTACCAACAGCTAATACACTACCATTCCATGTTAAGTTAGATTCAGCATTACCATTACTTGAATCTACGGAAGTTATAACTCTATTATTAGAACTATTTGCTACAGTAAATGAAGCTGGTAAATTAGTAAGGTCTGAAGCATCACCTAATAATTTACCAAATGAACCTGTGGAAACTGATGAACCACTTATGTTTCCATCAGTATTTATTGTTTTTAAGTGAGCATCCGACCCACTTGTGATGACTTTCTTCCAACTTGGCATATATTTATCCTCTTACGGTTGGTTACTCATTTGAGCCCACTTCCCAATGTCGCCAAACATTAGGCCTATAAGTGTTACATTAATTTCTTGTAAGTATTTTGTAGTTTTTCCACAACACCAACTGCTTCCATTAATTTTTTACCTGGAATCATTCCATCGTGAATTAAATTCAAAATAAATTCAATTTCTCCTTTAGATAAACGAATCTTATCGTCACTATCTACGACTTGTTTTTTTGGTGTAGTCTCTTTAACACCACCTTTACTATGTAATGGCATAAGTAACCTTTTTATTAATTGTTTCAAATTTCATTAAGCCGTTCTAATATAGATGATTCCATTTCCTGCCCCATCGGACGAGTTAGTATCAATCCAAAATTCACCAACACCATATTCACCATCGTTTACACCTGGTGTGGATGTTGATAAAGTTGTACTAAGAACATATTGTAATGGTGTAATTGCTGTTGCATTACTTGCCACATTTTTAGCGACTGCCCATCTTTCATCAGTTATATCATGATAGATTGCAGAACCACTATCTACTGCCGAACCACTTTGTACCACAATACCACCATCAGTATTTGAAGCTGCTGAACCAGAGTTTACAAATAATAATTGGTCTGTAATTATAGTATTTGTTGTTTCAAGTGTTGTGGTTGTACCTTGTACAGTAAGGTTACCACCAATTGTAGCATTTGTTGATACAGTAAGTGCTCCAGTTACATCTACACCTGCTGCGTCTACTCTAGCAACTTCTGTATTATCAATATCAAATAAGATTACATCATCTGTTCCGAAATCAATCGTGTTGTTTTGTGAATTACCACCAACTACAAGTGAGTTGTTTTTGACCGATGTAATTGTAGTTTGAGCTGCTGAAACAGATAGGGTTCTAGCGTTAGCCCCATCAAATGTACCACCTGCATCTATACCATCTCCTGCCGTCAAAGCATTTGGAACTTTCAATACTGAAAGATTATCACTTGATACCTCTATTGTTGAATCATCGGCAACATCATCATTCAACATAGTACCTTGTACAGAATTTTCCTGTATCGTAGCTGCACCACCTGCGGCGATTGCTATGTCACCTGAAACAACACTAAATGCTGAACTTGACATATAAGCTACGAATGAACCTGAATCTACGTTTAGGGAATTCACTTCATACGATAGTCCACCACCAGCAGTGTTTGAGTTTAACATAGAACCTTCAACTGCGTTTGAAGCAATTGTAACAGCACCATCATTTGCTAATGTTACATCACCACTAACTGCTACTGAATTGATATCTGTTCCATCTCCAACAAGTATCTTACCATCACCACTTGCATCTAAATCAGTAGGTGCGTTTGAACCACCACCAACTTTAACAGTACCTTGAGTCATGTTTTCTAACATTGAGTTAGCAACAGTATCAGCACCTATTGTAGAAACACCTGTTCCTGCTATTGTTATATCACCACTAACACCACCATAAATTGAAGATGAAAGTACTTCGTAAGGTAAAGCCTTTTCCGTACCTGCATCTGAATAAAAAATCTTGTCGCCAGCTATTATAGCTGAACCATCACTAAGTCCATCTATGTTGAAAGACGTAGCTGCTACACCTGTTAATTCACTTCCATCACCCACAAAAGAACCACTAATGGTACTACCACTAACAATTCCTGATATCTCAAGTCCACTTCCTGTTATGTTATTTAGGTGTGCATCTGAACCAGAGACGATGACTTTTTTCCATGTTGCCATTTTAATTTCTCCCTAAACGAGTTGTTAATTCACAGTTATAAATATTAAAGTCCTATAAAAAACTCACTTCCACTATACAATAATCCACCCTCAACGGCCGTTGGTGTAGAACCTTGGTACTCACCAAGTTGTAAAACACCATCATTTGAAATACTAAACATTGTTCTACTGCCTGTTCTCATGACCATCAAATCATTAGAAGAAGAAGCTTCTCCATGAAATGTTGAACCACTATAAATACTCAATCCCCCATCAGGTGATGAAACTTTTAATCCTGTACTATCGACTGATATTTGACCGACTTGTGTTTGTGCATTATTGTAAAATTTTATAGAACTTGATTGTACGTGTAAATCTCTCCACGGATACGAAGCAGAACCCAAATCAAATGTGTTTGGTTCACTTGGCACTAACGACCCACTATGTTGCTGGAAACTACCAGTATATGCAAGAACCTTATTCCAGTTCTTTAAATCAGTTCCTAACTGACCTTGTTTGTCCGCTCTTGGTACTATGTTTTTTGTTGCCAATTTACTTCTCCATTACTAAAATAAATATTTAGTGTTTAAATTTTTATCCTCTCGGTTGTATATCATCGTTATCATCGTAATCATAAAATACACTTAATCCATCCGTTCCTGTTCTTGGTTGTAAGTCACCATTACCATCCTCTTCAAATACTGCCTCTAAGTCTGCACCACCTGCTCCAAATCCAGCTGTTGCAGCCGATGACGATACTGCCAACTCGAAACTTTGTCCACCGACAGTAACTGCATCAAATGAACCAGTTGAACTTACACTAAGTGAAGAACTTACTGAAAGTGAACCAGTTATTTTTAAATCATTGTGTGTTGCAAAAAATGAACCAGTTTCCGTAAATATACCACTTGTTGCACCAGATTGGGTTGGGTAATAAAAGGTAGACCAATTTACTGAAGCTCCATCCTTTGATGCCTTTATTAATCTGTCCTCACTCTGTACATAAAGTATCTGTCCATCTTCAACCCTTTGAACAGTTATACTACCTGTATCTGAACCTGAATCTATGGTTCTAAATGCACCAGCTACCAATTTAGAATCAGTAAGTTTGATATTACCTAATACTCCTAAGTCTTGTCCAAGATTTAATGGCATTTACTTCTCCTATACCTCACTCGATGGTGATGAACCACTTGATGGTATTAAATGATAAAATTGTGTGGTAGCAGTATTTGCACCCACACCATGAATTATTCCAAATCTATCCACACCTCTGATTTTAACTCCAGCATGTGTTGAAAAATAATGTACGTCACTTGACTCTGCCGCATCCAATACCGAGTTATCATTAAATACAGTAAATTCTTCAGCCGTACTTCCACCTAAACTACCCCTCATAGAATTAGGTTTCTGTTCCATTGCACTTTGTGATGGGAATACACATACCCATGAATGACCATTGTCACTATTACCACTCATGTCTATGTTTCCAAATTGTCTCCATATAGAAGTTGAACCACTTTGTGCTAAAAAGTTATTTGATTGTGATGCCACAAGTGATGCTGTTGCTGGATTATTACTATCATCTACAGTTATGATTAGAGAATCTCCAATACTACCAGATTTAAATTGGTCTATCAATGAACCACTAATTACAGAGACATCGTCTGCACCTGGATCGCCAAGTTTATTAATAGCGTTACTGGCATCCATAATCTGTACACCAGCAGATTGTTTGTAAAAGTAAATCATCGGTGTAACATTAACATGACCACTTGCACTTCCAGTTCTAAATCCATGTTCATCTTGTACATGAACAGTATAATCATATTGACTAGCAGATAAATCTGTATTTGCCTCTATGACCATTGCATTACCACTTCTTGTGGCCGTAAAATTACTACCATCTTGTCCAAGAATTTGAAATGAATCAAAATTTATTGTATCTGATTCTGTATCACTAAAACTTGCACTTGAAATAAATGAACCACTAACTATGTCTTCGGTAGAAAGACTTGCACTTGCAACAGATAAAGTTATTGATGGTGAATTGTTTATAGCAACATTTACACTAAAACTTCCACTACCAACATTACCAAATTGGTCTTCAAATCTAGCTGAGCCAGTTATTGTCGAACCTTGTAATATACCAGATTCACTTATATTAGCCTTAAGTGATAAACCACCAGCAGCCGATGATGTTATAAATTGATGTAGGTCTGAATTATTACTCTCAAAAATCTTAAAGTCTTGAACCGCCGCACTATTAAATTGTGGTGTATACGTGACACCGAAATCAGCTTGAGTTCCAGTTCTACCATTAGAGTTAGTAACAATATTAGCTCCACTAACAGCACTTTCTATTACATAAAATAAAGAGGAAGAAGTTAAAGTTCCTTTTGGTGCATGAGTTATAGTGATTGAATGTGATACAGGATTAGTTCTAAACCCATGATTATCTTTTATCGATGCAGTCATTACAAAATCAGAACCACTTAGGTTTTCTGAAGCACTTACAACATAAGTATCATTTTCTCTACTTGCCACAAGTTTACCACTTGGGTCTGTAAATACAAATGTACTATGGTCTAATGTATCACTTTCATCATCGGAAAATGATATAGTTGTCAAAGTATTTCCTAATCTAGCACCATTTGTATTTAAATTAGCAGATGTATCAGAGAATGATGGTGTCGGTGCATTGTTAATACTCATACTAACAGCAAAATCTGATGTATTTGTTGTACCAAAGGCATTTGTCACAGTAACACTACCCGATAAAACGTTCCCACTATTAAAATTATATTCAGAACCACTAGCATCAAACATGATTGATAAATTACCACTTGAATCAATACCAAATGAACCCGTATCCTTATTTGTTGCAGAACCACTTGGTACTACAGAAAATACTACAGATTCATTAGAATCAAAATCAGCTACAGTTCCAGTTCTACCATTAGTATCCCTACGAACACTTGAACCACTTGTAGCACTTTCAATAATATGAAAACTATTACCAATAACATTACTTGTTAAACTTGGTGTATCATCTTGTGTTATGTTTATCGTAATCGTTCCACTTGAACTTGCTGCATTAAAATTATCTTTATAAGTGGCATCATATTTATATTGACTAAATTTACTAAAGTTTAAGAATTGTCCAGCCTTTAATTGTATTACACCACCACTTGTGACTTGAAATGGATTATTACTTGGGTCTGATTGTGAACTATTTCCACCACCACTTCCACTCGTTAGAGTCAAGGACGTAAAAGTTACCGTATCACCCTCATTATCATTTGTTGATATTGTACCAATCGTGGTCAAACTATTACTATTCGCACCTAAACCATTATCATCTCTACTACCACTATCTTCAGCACAACTAAAAACTTGACTTGCCATTGTCGGTGCTTGGTTGTTAGTCACATTAACAATAAATGGTAAAGTTGTTAGGTATCCACTTGCACTTGGTTCTGAACTATTATAGTGTTGGTCTGATGCACTTACTTCTAATGTATATTGTTCTGTAGTCTCAAAATCAAAACTACCAGTATTGGTGGTTATCACAATTCGTTTACCACCACCAACATTTGAAGTTGCCATTGAAAATTCATTACCTGAACTCTGACTCAAGGGACTTATTGTAATTGTATCATCTTCTTCATCGGTAATAAACATGGTCAATACAGTAGTCCCATCAGTCGTATTTTCATTTACACTACCTGTATTGTTAGAAATTATTGTACCACTAACACTCGTTGTTCTAAAGTTGGGTGCAGTATTTGGTGTTACTCTTATATAAATTGTTGCAGTTGAAGTTAGAATACCATCAGTTACTTGTACCAAGAAAGGATGTGAATTTCCACTTGCATGATTTCCAATATCAGTATTAAAACTTGCACTTGACATTGTATTTAATGTAATAGCACCACTTCCACTATGAATTGCAAAGAAATCATCTGTATATCCACTTTGGGTTGCAAAAGATAATTCATATGAAAAGTGTTCTGCATCAGTCGTAGTTATAGTTCCTACCGAAGAACCACTTACTTCAAACTCATTTATTGTAAACTGACTACTTGAAACATTCGGTGGTGTGTTTGGATAAAATACAGCATCTAAGAAATCACTTACAGAACCAGAAGTACCTGGATTGAAACTAGCAGAAAATAGAGTTGGAAAATTTGTATTTAATACCCTACGATTACCATCATAAGATGCTCCACCAGATGCTAATGATGCAGAAGTAAACTCACCACCATCAAGTTTAAGTACAGAAAAAGAACCAGTTGAGGTTGATGAACCACTAATTAAAGTTGCAGTTCCATCAGAAAAACTTTCTGTAGTAAATGTTTCCCTACTATCAAGTCTTGTAGCAAAACTTGCACTATCAGCTGTAAAAGCACCACTAATTTCAGCAGCAGTGAACGATTCGGGTAGATTACTTAGTTGACTTGCATCTCCTAATAATTTACCAAAAGAACCCGTAGACTCAGAATCTCCTGTAATACTACCACTTACAGTAAATGAACCCGTTAATCTTGGATTTAGTTGTTTACTGTGTATTAATGCCATGTCTTAAATCTTCTTGTTTTTTCTCTAACCACCAACTTCTAATAGACTTAGAAATCTTTTTCTTGTGTTGAGTTGTTTTAGGTTGTTTCATCTTTTCGATGGTATCCATAGTCAACTTTCTATCAGATTGTGCACAAGATTTACATACAGAATTATTACCCACAGCTCTATCAAAGGAATCTTTTCTTGTGTAATAAATTATACGATTACAATCAGGACATTTTCTGTTTTTTCGGTTAGACCAGGTTCTTTTTCTCATACATATAAATATCAAGAAATGGTAAAAGAAAAGTGGAACTACGAATCAAATTTTCCCATAGCAATAATTTCATCATCACTTTCTAACGCATACCCAATAGAACCAGTATCCACGTTAAGTTGGAAAGTAGAATCGACTTGTGATATTGTCAATGCATCATGTTCCATGTATTGACCATTTATAAAAAATACAAAATCATCTTCGGATGTACTTGTTAACCCACTTGGAGCTGATGCAGTGACTGCCGTAAAGGTAGCTTGAGATGGGTTGACAGAGTTAGACTTTTTAACAAAAGATTTTCTAATATAAGTGTCGAAAGTACTTACACTTGTTCCGACAGCAGTACCATTCAACGTTAAACTTCCAGTTATGTCCATAGAACCACTAAACTTGTGAGTATCATCTAAAGAATTACCAAATATTGTTGAACCACTACTAAAACTTTGAGTTACTTGAGTTATAGAGGAACTAATGATTAGGTTTTCTGCTATCAAATCACCTTTTACGTGTAAATCTGTATCTATCTGTGCACCACCACCTGGATTCTCAAATATACTAAATGAATTATTACCCACGTGAATTGCAGATGATGCAGACATATTAGCAAAAGTTACGTTGGATGTTGTTGCTACATCTTGACCTATTGATAAGGAAAATAAACCTGCACTTGAACCATCAAAAGAATTACCAGATACAGATACACCAGTTCCACCCTCTATGTTTAAAGAATTTGCTAAAGTTACAGTAGAAATACTACCTCTACCTTGAGTAACCCTAACTTCTTGTACCCTATCATCAATATTAACCATAGAACTGATGTTAATATCAGTCTCGTCCTTGATTACCAACCTACGAGGTGTTAAATATTTATTTGTAGTTATCAATTCATTGAATTGTTCAGGTATCAAGTAACCTTTTAGTGTTACACTAAACTCTGTTTTAATCAATCTTTCCGCATCCGTTTCAGTTACATCATTGAATGCATCAATTGATGTCCTAAACCTCATCTTACCAGGTTCGCCCCAATAAGCACCTTCACTATATTGTATCTTTTCAACAATAGAATTCATTTGTTGGATATACGTTGTCCAAATAATAAAATCGTAAGATAGATTTACATAATCAGGTACTGCAACATTATAATATTCATTTTGTGGCATCAATCCTTGTTGAACTGAAAATCTATCATATCTTTGATTCTGAGTGTATCCTTTCTTAAAAGAATAATGTAACTTTGGCGATTCTGGATCGATTTTATCTATGGCATAAGTGTCATCTTTTTCAATAGAAGTTCTTCTAAAAACAATTAATGGTAAAATCTTTTGACCCTTATTATCATTTAAGAATCCTTTAGACCTAATATTATACCACCTTTCAGCAGAAGCATACATCGTTGGAACTTTTATTGATTCACCATTTTCTTGTACGGATGGTTTGATAACATTTTCAAAATAGTACATAATAGCACTATCCATATCCATAAGGGTTACGGATACATTTTTTACATCATCCTTGTCTCTTCGTAAAGTTGTAGCACGTGTCTTGTCGGTTAATGCCTGTACTCTTGAACTTCTTGGAACTGGTTTAGCTCTTTTAGACATTATGTACTCCTAACTCGTTCAACACCTATATGACTAGCACGAGTTAGGTGAGCAAGACAAATAACAGAATGGTTTTGTTCAAATTGACCACCTAAGAGCTGATTCTCATTGACGTTTCTTATTTCCCAATGTGCATAATTCCAATTTATAACATCACCAACTTCCACTACTAAATCTAAATCTAACAATACATCTCTCTGAAAAGAGAAAGTAGCATCTTGTCTTAAATCAGGCCCGAACTCGTCTGTATTAAAGTCAAAGTCTTCAGCTTCTATCAGACAAGCTAACCTTACACCTGATAAATAAGACTTCCCATTACTTGACTCACCATACATATTAACTTGAGTATCTTCAACTGATAGTTTATAAAGAACAACGGTTTGGTTTATGATACCATCTTTACCATTCTTTAAATCACCAACTAACTCTTTATTAATGGTGTTAAATAAGTTTATATCTTTTTGAGAGACAAATCTTCCAGCCATTATATTATCCTACGTATATTTTTAAAGGAACTTTAGCTAACTTTTCTTGTAAATACTCAGCTTCATCTTTATCTGCCTCAAGTAATGTCTTTCTACTTGAAGCCTCTAACATTTCTTTTAATTGTGATACCAATGCTTCTTTTTCCGCAATACCCTCAGACCTCAAGGTGTCACCATCCATAGTCACTTCAGCTCCAGGTATTGGTATCGAACCATACTTACTTCTAACCAAACCAAGAGTTTCTTTTGCAACTGCTAATCCATATTTTCTAATCCATTGTTTACCAACATCATTGATTGAATTATACTTCATATTGTAATAAGGTGCATTAGAGAAATCAGAAACTACGTCTTGTGAACCACTAAATACAGTAGACGTAACACTATCTCTATCACCTCTTACTATGTAATCAAAGTAAAGTGATTGTGTAGTTTCATTTACTGGTATTGGAAATAATCTTACTTTATTATTCGTCAATGTAAATGAAAATGCAGACTTTCTAACTAAATCGTTAAATTCTATAGCCTGTAATCTTAACATATCCGCGTAAACAGGCATCAATAAATACTCTGAACCAGGCATTGAACCACCACCACTATCAGGCCCCCATCCGAATCCAGATAGTAACTTTATAGCACCAATTCCTGAACCAGCATATGGGTCATAGAATCTTGATTGTGCGGGTGATTCTTCAAAGTAAACTCTTCTTACTTCTATTGCGTTTCCACTTTCAGACTTTTCAGCCCATACTTTATTTAAATCATATTCTTGTGAACCACTAACTACGTCTATCTTACCTTTTTTGTAATCCACTCTACCACCAACACCAGCTTCCGTTCCATATTGTTCTGATAGAAATATAGTTTCAGAAAAACTTGGGTTCACTCTTTTATGTGTTAATGAATTCGATGAACCTGTTGGTGCACCTTTTAAACTAAGTAAATTTTCTTTTATGTTGTACTGATTTATATGAGAAGCATATTCAGTTACGGATTCTTCGAAAGCTGAATAAAAAGAACCAGATTGTAATTCTATATCTACTATAGGATATCCGAGTGTTCTTGCAGCCCAATCTGCAAATTGGTCAGCAGATGATGTGAATTCGGCCTCTGTATCATAAAATCCATAGGGTGTATCCCCTACAGAAAAAGAACTACTTCCTGGCCATATTGGTTTCTGAGCCATTTATATCTCCCATATATGGTCGTATCTCTCATCGTAAATTTCACTACCATAAATCCAATCTTCTTGGTAGAGAACTCCAAATTGACACATCCATGTTATCAACTGAAAAGAGCTACTAACTTTTGTTGTCGTTTCCAAATAAGTTTCTAAATTAGTTTCCAAGTGGTAATCTACACCGTTATCAGGTAAAGTACCATTTCTTGGCCACCAAGTTGAAGACAAACATGGTGCACCAACTCCAATGAAAGATTTTGCAACTTCAACAAGAGTTCCAAAATATTCTTGGTCTGAACATGAACCTGTTAATCTATCGTATCTATCATATGAATCTTTAAATTCATCTACTGATAGTAAACTGTTTGCTACTTCAACGTTAATTTTTTTCATAAATATATAGTTTTACTCTTCTATAAATATAACGGCAAAGAAAAAGGGTGATATTTCTACCACCCTTTATCTTTCATGTCTGTTAATTAAGTATAATTAAACTTACACTTTATCAACGTCAGCGACAACGACAGTACCGTAGAACTCAGGTCTTACGATTTTCTTCGCGTAACGAGTCATCACACCTTTACGTGGAGTAAAGTTGGTTGGGTCGTATACGAGAGGTGTCATAATCAACGGAACATAAGGACTATACACAGCACCAGTTTCAAGGAAGTTACTTCCTCTGAAACCAACAAGAATTACATTCTCGAATTGGTATGGGTTCTTGTAAACAGTAAATCTGTTGTTCAAGAGACCTGCTTTTTGTACACCCATTGCATACTGTTGATTGTTGGAATCACCATTACTATCAGTTGCATATCCAGGAATAGATTCAAGGATTGTAGCAACTTCAGGACTTACTACGATGAAGTTTGCACCACCACGTAGGGTCTTCTGATGAATCGCGTTAGACACAGATTGTATCTTGTTACCAAGTGTTTGGAACCAAGTTCCTTTCACGTAGGCATTAGATTGACCAGATGATTCTACAAAAGAACCACCATCCCATTCATATCCAACCTTTGCTGACCATTTTTCTTCTTTAGCGTTAGCATTTAAACGAATCATGTCAAGGATTTCTAAGTCGATTTCCATTGCGATGTATTCTGATAACATAGAAGTCAATTCAGCTTCTGCATCAACTGAGTGATAAGCATTAAGGTCTTGAGCTAACTCAGGAGTCCATACTGCTTTTAACTTACGAGTTTTTGCAACAATTGGAATTGAACGCATCTGAATATCAATTTCAGGTATTCCGACATCTCCCTCACCAGAGAAACCACTATCGGTAGCAGCTGCTGGAGAAGCCTCGAAATCACCACGAGTGATATCAGTTGGTTGTTTATGGTACTTAACGGTGTAGGTTACATCACCTGCAGGGCCGTTAGCGTCAAACGTTGTTGTAGAGTCTGGTGCCACAATAAACTGAATGTGTGTACCAGCCGCTGGGTTTGAAGTACCATCGGAATCTACCCTCTTAGTGTAAGCAGGATAGTAAGTAGAAAGTGAACCACTACCAGAACCACTAATTGAAAATGCTCTCGCACCATTCAAATCAGCATTTGCTAGTGCACTATGTGCGAATCTTAAGAAACGTAGTGATGATAGAGAACCACTCAATGATGGTTCGAAATCAATCATAGCGTTTGTTGCTGATCCAGAAGTCGCTGTAGTTGTAGTTGCACTTGTGTCATTTATGGAATATCCGAATTTACCTGCTCCATAAAGACCACCACTTGGGTCACCAGAAGAAGAAGTGTTACCAAACACGTCTGCTCTTTGAGTGTGACCAGGTTGAGCTGAACCATACTTGAAATCAAGATAGAAGATTAGTCCAGATGGTAAGTTCATAGGCTGTACAGAAACGAATTCCTGTGAAGCTAATGAACCAAAGATTCTACGAATTAATGGAAGTGCAACACCGCTCCACTCTTCAGAGTTAGCAGTTGTAGACACTTTAGAAGCCTCATCAATTAACTGACGAGCCTGATTTTCCAATAGTGTAGCCATACCATGTTTTCTGTTCTCCTCATCTATACCTTCTAAAAGGCCAGTAGGTTCCCATTTCTCAACAAGTTTCTTGGTCTGTTCACGAAGCTCTCTTTGCGGATTATATCCATCCATGATATTTTGGATTTCATTATAATTGCTCATTTTTTAAGCTCCAAGTAAATTAAAGAATATTAGCCAACTTCTTAAATCTATCTCTCAACGCACTACCCTCTTGAATTACTTCTTTAGGTTTTTGAGTTGATGCGACAGCTTTAGAAGCTGAACCTTTACTCTCGTTAACGGTTTCATTTTTCTTAGCACCAAATGATTCAGCCAAAGTTGAATATACCAACTTGACTTCTCTTAAATTTGCTGCTCTGTCGAAAGTTTCAACAACTTTCAATTTCTGTTCGTTGTTAAGACCATAAGCCCTAAACAACTTATTGCTGAATAGCAACTTAGCGTTAAGAAGATTAACTTCGTTCAATTTACCACGAAGATACTTAACCACATCTCTGTGTTCTTCTAACTCTTTACTTAGCTCTTCAACACGATTGTCCTGCTCTTCAACTTCTTCCTCTTCAGATAGTGCAGATAGGATTTCATCTAAGTCAATGTCTTCTTCAACATCTTCTTCAACGTCTTCGTTTTCTTTTAACTTAGCTTTTCCTACTGAACCAATACCAGAAGATTTGTCAGCTGCACCTTTCTTGTTATCACCTGAACCGATACCAGAAGAATGGTCAACTTCTTCGTCAACTTCTTCATTCTTTTCATCGTCTTCATCTTCCTCATTTACTGATTCATCTTTCTTTTCGTCATCTTCATGTTCGCCTTCAGAAACGGATTCGTCTTTTTCGTCTTCCTCTTCTTCATTGATGTCAGCTTCTAATTCAGCAAGAACGGCTTCCAAGTCAAGGTCTTCATCTACATCGTCTTCTTTGTCTTCGTGTTCACCTTCTTCAACTGATTCATCTTTTTCTTCTTCGTCTTCTTCTTCAGTTTTAAGAGGTGCATACTTGACACCATCGATTTCAATGATTTCTGATTCATCAACTTCATCATCGCCTCTTTCTTCGACTTCTTTATCTTCAGGTTCCATCTCTTCAGAGTGGTCGTCTGATGGGTCTTCGTCATCGGCATTGATTTTCATTCTTTCCTCAGGATCCTCGTCATCACCATGCATAGCTTCATCTTTTTCATCGTCTTCCATTCTTTCTTCTACATCTTCTTCTTCTTCCATCTCAGCTTGAATTTTCTGTGACAACATTGACTTTAATCGTGGAGTAAATGCTTCTTCAAGAGCCACTTTAGCGTTTGCTAGTGCAGTTTCACGAACTGCTTTTGCGTCAGCAATAGCGTCTTTTAATAAGTCATCCATTTTATTCTCCATGTTTTGGATTTGGATTTAGTAATGTTATTAGAAACATTAATGTGATTATTGGTCGTCTTGACCATTCGGTACGACATAAGTGGGGCTCAAATGAGCAATGTCGTATTCTTGTTTATATAAATATATACAAACAGTTAAAAACGTGAGTTTTCACGTGAAATTCTTCTTGATTTCTCTCGTGCAATACCCTTTTTCTTTGCTTCTCTTCTCAAGGTAGATGGTTTTGTATAAAACTCTCTCTGTTTGAGTTCGAATAACATATTTGAGTCTTTAACTTTTTTCTTAAAACGTGATATAAGTCTTTCTACAGACTCGTTTTTTTTCTTTGTAACTTGTATACCCAATTAGTCCTCTTCGTTTTTTCCTTTATAGTTAGCGTCTACATAATTGAAGAATTTTTTCTTTTCCTCATCATCTAATTCTGCAGGTGATTTAATACCAAACTTCTTCATAGCCTTTTGAAAGAACTCTTCGTAGTCCCCCTCATCTATATTGTATTCACCAATCTTGGTTTCTTTTTCTTTTTCAGGTGTCATTGCATCATCTTGGTCATGACCACGAACGTGTCCTTCAGGTATCTCATAATATCTACCAATGATGTGTGCCATATCTTCATATACAGCACTCATTCTTTCTTGTAGTCCTTGTGCCTCCTGTGCAAATTTACCAAATGATTTTGAGAGTGTAGTTAACTCTTTCATGTTACGACTAACAGTTACTTTGTCAAACCAATCTTCTGTCTCACGAATTGTATTTTCTTTAACACCATTAGCTAATTCAGATAATGATTTTGCAACATCTCTTAAATTACCCTCTCTGTAAATTAATTTACCAAGATTGTTAAAGTTGGATAGGTTTTCATTAAAAGCTTTTTTATCAAATTTATCTTCATTTTTATGTCCGTAGATATCTTCTACTATATCAGATAAATTAGAATTGTTATTGTGTAATGGTGAAGTACCACCGATAGAGGATATACCAACAACACCACCAATTGCTTCGTTTACTAAATCTTTTAATTTAATGTTTTTCTTCTTTGACATTGTTAACTCCTGTTCCCTAATAAATATAAATTATCTACGTTTTTTACCACGAAGATAACTTCTAAATCTTTTTTCTACTTTTCTCCAAAGGACTTGTAACATCTCTCTAACACCAACACTTGTATCCATAGCTGGGCCAGATTTTATTCCTCTGATTAAATCCATTGCATCGTATCTACCACCCTTTACACCATTCATCATAATCTTGATACTTTTTGCAGATGCCTGATTGATAAGTTTCCCCATATCTCTGACATCTTTTTCTACAAACTTTTGTGCTTCCGTTGAACTAAAAGGAAGTTGTGATGGTGAATTAAGAGGTGCCTCTGTTAATTCAGAATTTAAAATGTAATCACGTGCCTTGTTTAGTCTATCAGAAGACTCTATTACTTTACCCATCCACCATGTTGGTAACTCTATATCACCAACACTTTCGAGTTTTTGAATAATCTCTTGACAATCCTCTATCGAAGTTTTTAACTTTCTAATAGCAGACGGAACATCTTCATGTCCATCTTCTGTCAATAAATTTTCTAAGTAAATATCTTTAATCACTTTAATAAAGTCCAATCTTGTGGATTTGAATAACGTGATTTATAATACCATTTCTTTTCTTTCATATTATATATGTAAGCGTATTCCTCACCAGAATTAAAATCAACTGCATCTCTATTCTTAAAAGTACTCATCGCACTTCCCTTTTCACCTCTGTCTCTTCCGTAGAATACTGTCTCACCATCTTTTCTATTATCAAAGGAATGGTCTTTTCCACCTTTTATACTTTTGTCTAAAAATGAAATACCTTGTTTTCCAAGTTTCATCAATTGTTTTACAATAGCAGGTTTATTATAAATTTTCTTTAACAATTTACCTGTGTGTTGTGGATACCCATCATAATGTCCATAGGTGGATTGAATTTTACCATTTGGTTGTTCAATACCAACTAACCAACGAGTTCCTTCTGTAACTAATACAGATTCTTTTACTAAATTTTTTAATTTAATCATTTTATCTTCCCATAGTACCAAGACTTGTATACATTCCAGTATGCTTGGTAAACATTTTTTGTAATTGGTCGTTATAAACACCTTTTACTTTTGATTTAACTTTTAACTTCCCAGCTCTCATCTGAATAAATTCCATATTATATAGGTCTTTACCTCTATCTAAATCTATTCTAACGTAATTTACACCTTTGGAATTTCTACCAATCTTAAAACTCATTCCTTTAGGCCCCACTGCAAAGTTTTTTGCTCCAGTCATAGCGATAAATTTATTACCACCTAATTGTTTTAAGGTTTCACCACCTTGTCTCTTATTCATTGACTCTCTGTAAACTATCTTACCCACTTTAGATTCTATACCAATCTTGTGATTTGGAAACTTTTTTCTTACATCATCCATTTCTGCTGGTATCTCTTTTAAATTTTGTACAGATACTCTTTTTACTACCTTATTGTTTTTACTTACAATGATGTCCCAAGGCCCAACTTTAGGCCCTTTACGAACAGATTTCATCATATTAGAAGTTTTACTTTCATTTTTCTTTTTTAAAAGGTGAGGCCCAGCTGGTTCATCTCCTAATTTACCATCCTCACCATAACCACAAGTTCCTTCATTTTGTGCCCACAATGAATTCATTATCTGTGCTTTCTTTGCTGGATTAGCCTTTTTGTACATTTTAGAAACTCTACCATACCATTTCATTATACCTTTGGTATCTTTTTTATTGTTACCGTATTTTAAAAGTAACTTTTCAATCTTTTTTTGTTCAGATTCTTGTACGGATTCTAACCCTAACATATCTGCAGCAACTACAAAGTTTGTCTTATCACCCTTTGATTTATCCAATTTAATTATTCTTACTCTTTTCAAATGTTTCTTTAACAATGTAGCTAATTTTTTTGATTCCTTTTCATCGTCCATGAAAAAACTAAAAGCACCTTTACCTGTAGCCATATCTTTTACCGATTTTAATTTCTCAGACTTAACAATACTTTTCATTAAAGACTTCATTCTATCATGTACAGAAA